ATGTGTTGTCCATCTGAATCTTGTAACTGTGCTATACCAAATGCTAGTGTGCCTGCGTTAGGTTGGTTAACCCATTCAATCTTAGCACCGTGCATTTCCATCTTGTGTTCTTCTTCAAACTGTTTGATTGCTTCGTCACGTGCTTTTGCATCTTCGAACTGTCCTTGCGTAGCATCAGGAAATGCAACAACTTGAACTAATTCTGCTGTTTTACCGTTGGCGTTTTTGTAAGGATCACCAGCCAAACGACCAAACATGCCCTTTGCTTCTAGCATTGTTTTTCTTGGGGTTTTGAATTCAAAAAATCTCATATTACCTTAAACCTTATTGTATGTATTTATGCGATCTTAGGAAACAGCAAGTCAGTACAAAACTTATCAACATCTGCTTCATTAAGTCCTAGAGACTTCATAACACGTGGTGTGTGGGGATTCTGTTGCTGGTTATGGCAGTAGTAGTTTTGTGAACCAGCGGTTAAATCAACGTTCGCATTGCCTGTATATTCTGGTACGCTTTCAAACCATACCTTTAAATTGTTCAGTGCTAGATCTACTATTGCTGTCGCTTCTTCTTCCGTGTTAACATTACCTGCCGCTATCATGCTAGGCGAAAATATATTTTGTGCCCACTCGGGCAGTTCACGTTTTTTGCTAGGAATAAAATCAGCAACCTCATTTTGATACCATTGTAGTAACGGATGATCCTCTCCACCGCTACTAGCACTAAAATCATGAAATGCTCCGGTCATCTTGTTCTTGCCTGCGATAACATCAAAACCATATATGGGTGCATCGTTTGTTAGTACTGGAAAACAGCATACGTGCATCATCCATAGTCCTTTAGACTTACGTGCATCAACAACATCAATGTGTGCTCTACGAACATCGTTGTTTGCCCATACACGATTTATCCATCCGTTGTCTGGCTGATTGAATGCATCAAGTCCTTCTTCCTGTACTTCCTCAGCATAATTGTTGAACAAATCAATAATGTCATTCTGACACTCAATAAGTTTATTCCAAATTACACTCATGCTTCTAATTCCTCAAAAAGTTTTATGGCAAAATCAAAACACTTGTTAGCCTCATCTGCTAGAGAATCATCTAGTTTTTCTCTAACCATTGCAATTAATTCTTGTTTGTTTTCGAACTGGTACATTTTACCACTTCCTGGAATACGTTTTGCTATCATTGCACCGCCATACATATCCCCAAAGTGCCTAACATAAAGATGTGCTAGTAATCCTTTTTGATCAAGTGTTTGTACGTGTCTAACGTACTCCCAAGTGACTGGACATATTTCTTCGTTGGTGTTTCTTTTAATGTCGTATTCTTGTTCCAATTCCTTTAGGTCCATATCCATATAAGCACTTCTAAAGATGTCTTCGATACCCGGCATGTCTATTTGTGTTTCTAGTGCCGTGTATATGATGAATTGATTATGCAAATATCTATGGTACTCTTGAGGAGTCATCTTACCGCTCATTAATTTTTTGGCATAAGATTTACGTTCTGCATTTTGATGTTTTTCCCATGTCAATTCTTTTAAACTCATAATAACTCCTATATACAGTTAATTATCCAAGAGAAAAGGCCACAGTTTTAATCATGGCCTTTTTCATTTATTATTCTTTTTCGATTTTGATTTGAAGTGGGAAGCCGTGTGATCTTGAAGCGTTAGTTGCTTCGGTTCCTTTTTGTTCGGCGATCTCATAAGAGTAAACTCCTACTATCGCAGAACCTTCTTGATGTATCTTCATCGTTAGTTCTTGCGAAGATGACTCGCTGTGCTTGAAGATAGTTCTTAACAGTTCAACAACAAACTCCATTGGTGTTTGATTGTCGTTAAGAAAGATTACTTTGTATTTTTCAGGTTCTGAAACCTTCTTCTGAATTTTTTCGTCCAATTTTACGTCTGCTACACTCATGTTTTCTCCTAAAGTATTTAGTGTAGGGGTCGCCCCCTACACTATTTTCAGGTTATTTTACTTCGATTGATCTTGCTTTTTTAGCCTCTGGAATGATTCTTTCCAAAGAAACTCTTAGCAAGCCATCTTTAAGTTCTGCACCTTTTACTTCCACATCGTCGGCAATGGTAAATGATTTAGTAAACTGTCTTTTAGAAATTCCTCTATAGATAGTTCCATCTTTGCCATTGTTTTCTGTTGTTTCCTGTACAGACTTAACAGTAACAGTGCCATCTTCGTATGTAACGTTGATGTCGTCTTTACCAAACCCTGCAAGAGCCAACTCGATATCATAGGTATAGTCACCTGTTCTTACGATATTGTATGGAGGGTAGTTAGTATTAAATGTAGGTGCGTTAAAGAAGTCGTCTTCGAACATTCTTTCAAAACGATCAAATAACGGATCAAATCCTACAGTTACTGGTTTTAATTGATTGAAAATAGATAGATTGTGTTTGCTTGTCATTTTATATCTCCTTATTAAGCAAGTTATTATTACTGGACCCTTTTGGCGTCCAAACAATGTAGTTAGAACTGTTTCTTACTACACTATTATTTATACTACTATAATATTATATAGTAATTATCTGGCAAAAATCAACCAGTGATTTTACCAAATTCTTAAGATTCTTTTACTACGATGTCTAAAATACTGCGTGACCAGTTTTTAACAGCACCGTCCGGCCATCTAACAACAAGTGCAATAGGCGTTACGTTAATAACATCACACCATTGATCTTCACCCATTGGTAAATTTGGACTCTTAACCTTATCACCTATTCTAGCATCTCTTGGAGTTTCAGCCATATTAACCTCTCTTTTTATACAAAGTATTTATGCAAACACATCGTTAAATTGCTGTGTGCATCTTACAAATGTAGTACATTTACTTAGATGTTTTAGTCTTACTGCGCCAGCATAAGTACAAGTAGAACGCAACCCACCCAAGATATCTTGAATAGTACGAGCCACTTCTCCTCTGTAAGGCACAAGAACTTCTCTTCCTTCACTGCTTCTATACTCCTTAAGGCCTCCAAAGTGCTTGTCGTTCGCGGCCTTCGAACTCATTCCGTAGAATGTAACAAACTGTTTTTCTTCGTGAACATAATCAGTACAGTTTGCGTCCAATTCATTTGTTTTAAATGTTTTAGTAATTACCTCACCACCGCCTTCAGTGTGTCCGGCAAGCATACCTCCAAGCATGACAAAGTCTGCTCCTGCGGCAAAAGCCTTAGCAACGTCTCCAGGCGATACGCATCCTCCATCGGCAATAACGTGTCCTCCCAAACCATGGGCGGCGTCAGCACACTCGATGACTGCTGATAGTTGGGGGTATCCAACCCCAGTTTGAATCCTAGTAGTACACACGCTCCCGGGACCAATACCCACCTTAACAATATCCGCTCCACTTAATATTAACTCCTCTGTCATTTCGCCTGTTACTACATTTCCAGCGATGATTACAATGTGTTTGAATTGTGTTCTTAGTTTCTTGATGTATTGTGCAAAACGTTCTGAATAACCGTTTGCTACATCCACACAAACATATTTGATTTCAGGTGCTTGTTCGTACACCTGCATGAACTTGTTAAAATCACTGTCAGTGATACCCATGGAATATGCTACATGGTTACAACGTTCCTCACGCATCTTTTGATCTTCGCAATCAAAATATCCTATAAGTTCGTTAACTGTGTAAGTTTTAACTAGACAGGTAAACAAACCACCTTCTGCTAGTTTGTCTGCCATTTCAAATGTGCCAACACCGTCCATGTTGCTTGCCATAATAGGAATACCCCTGTAATTAGGATTACTTTCCGGACGTAGCATTTCCATGCTCATGTCAGTAGGCACATAATTACGGAAAGTGTAACTTCGTGTTAACTCCACTTCCTTACGGCTTCCCAATGTGGAACGCTTAGGACGGATTAGTACGTCCTTGTAGTCTAGTTTAATATCGCTTTCTAAACGCATTTTTACCTCTTAATATCCGAGCTTGTCGAAACGATCTCTAAGTTTCTTCTTGTATCTTGCGATACCGGCCTTCTTTGCCTTACGTTTTTTTTCGCTAGGCTTTTCGTAATATTGTCTATCACGTATTTCCTGCATAGTGCCGTCTGCTTGTAGCAGTTTTTTAAGTCTACGTAATGCTTTATTAACGTCACCGTTGCGAACTTCAACCTTAAGACCAGTTGGCTCTCTTGAAGAATTCCTATCGTAATTCCTTTTGAAATTCTTTTTATACAACATGTCCTCCTTTCTTTAATATGTCTAAATTATATATCTGTCTATCTGATATCAACTTATATGGAGTGGTTGTATCATTGGTAATGTAGTACACGTTAGGAAGAGATATCAAGTAACTTGTAAAATTTCTAGTTACTGGATAACACTTGTCTACATCTAGTATTACCTTACCAACCATGTTTGCAACAGATAGTAACCATTCGTAGTCTAAAACGTCTTCGTCGGTTAGTTTTTCAAACATGTATACATTTACAGACTCGTCTTGCTCTGCTAGTATCTCGTTAAATTCTCTTTTTAATTCCTGACCAGGATGTATGAGTAAAATGCTATTTGCTTTGTCAAATAGTTTATCGGGAGGAGTTATGATTTTAATTTTGGCTGTCATATATCAGTGTCGCTAATTCTTGTAAATCTTCTTTCTCAACTTCATCTACTTTTATAGCACCTTTTTGAAGATTTTGCAAGATCTTTATTAGATATTCTTTGCCATTTTTCTGTGCTAGAGTTTCCATGTGAGCGCCTCCACCTGCTTCGAGGTATCTGTATACCCTGTCCTTGGGTAGGAAACTGTCGTTACTCCTAATTCTTTGCCAAATGCTTTCTTTTGATTGTTCGCCGTTTTGTACGTAACCATCTACTGTTTTTTTACTTTTAGGATTTGATTTCCTCGTTTGTTTTTTTGGAGGTAGGTTTCTCTTTTTTTTTGAGGTTCAATAACCTCTGTTAGATCAGGCTTTAGTCTTCCTTCTTCCAAAGGTGGCCATTCGCCTTGTGTTTTCATTTCCTTAATGGTAGCATCTATTTCCTTGTAAGGTTGTTCCTTGGGTTCAGTTTCTAATGCTTCCTGTACACTAACCTTTTCCTTTTCAGCGGCTTTTTCTGCTTCTTCGATCATTGCGTTCCACTGATCCAATGGCATGATAGATTCAACTTCTTCCTTGTCAGTAAACGGAACTTCGTTTATGTTCTTATCGCTGTCTGTTGTAATAGGATCCTGTTCTTCCGATGACGCTACTTCTTTATTGTCATCATCTTGTACTTCATCTTGTTCCACTCGCTGATCATGTTCATTTGTGTCGGTAGTATCATCCTCTGGTACCACAGTTCCGTCATCTGGATCTGCATCAGGATCAGGGTCTTGTAAATCTCCACCATCGTCGTCTTCCTTGTTTGGCCCTCTTGGGTCTGTAGTTGGAGGAATCGCAGGAGGTAATTCTCCGCGATCCTCCCTTGCATAGACGAAACTGTACTGACTAGCAATCAGTAATAGTACCGCAAGTGGGTCGAACACGAAAATTATTACTATGATCACCCATCGTACTGCTTCTTCTAGCAAATCTCTGTCGGCCTCTTGGCCATATATGAACTCTGCGATATACTTAATAGGTCCTACTTCTGCTTCTAGTTTTCTGTATTCGCTTTCGAGATCGAATTTTTCATTGTTGAGTTTTTCAATTTCGCCATACGCCGACGATATTTTATTATTTTCCTGCTCAATAAGACTACCAATATCGACATCAGTGCCCTTTCCTAATTGCTCGCGAAGTTGATTGATCAACTTGTTACTTTGTGCTATTTGATCTTCAACTCCTTTTCTGAGTCTTTCTATTTCTGCACGTGCCGACTGTATAGTTGGATTGTCTTCTGAAATATTTTCTATCTTTTTAACTAGTTCGTCACGTCTTTCTCTGTTTGCATCACGCCATTTATCCACGGCGTTTGATGTTCGCCAACCCCAATTACCATCTGGAGTGGTTCCGACCAAGCCTTGTACCCTTTTAATGTTATCTTTGCCGCCTTCGTTAATCCATGCTTGCAATTGATTGAAATCATTGTCTAGTGTATCAAGTTGGCTGGAATAAAGTTTTGTTTGTTCTGAGATTATCTTATTTTGTTCGTCTATTAAAGGCTGTACTCTTTCATATGCCTTATCAATTCTTTCTTGTTCCTTGTCAATCTGTTCCTGTATTAGTGCATCACCACCTTGGCCTTTGGTTTCAAATTTCTTGATCTGTTCTTCCGCTCGATCAATGATACCTTCATTACGAGCTATTTCACTTTCAAGTTGCTGAACCTTTGCTATGCTGGCTTCTCCGGCACTGGTCTGTTCGATGTGTGCCTTTGATAGATATCCGAAGATACCCATTGATGTAATAAACATTAATACAAAAACAGCCAAGGCAAGATAAGTTCGAAGCCACCATACGGCACGTTTCCAGTTGCGGTGTAACCAAACTGCTGTTACCAACTTTCCTACTTCTAAAGATACCCCCATGATGATGATGGGTATTACTGCGGCCGCAAAGATCGCGGCAAGTCCTGCAACACTATAGTAGATTGCTACTGCACTAATAGTAAGTGCTGAGAGTAAAGTTAGTACACCAAACCACATATATTTTCCTTTAACTGTTTATCTGTGTCATGGTATCAATTAAGGAAACTGTTATATCTGCGTTTACGTTTGCCGGGGTATCTGGTTGTGAAACTGTTACGTTTGTATGTGTCTCACCGTTAGAACTTGTATTATACACCCTGTAACGTTTTGTGGTTCCTATGGTAATACCTTGAGTTATCAATTCTTTAATTGCTTTTGCTACGGTATCTATGTTATTTCCAGCACTGTCGTTTGTTCCATCTAACGGTGCTAATACATAGTCTTCTTGTTCGTAACCAACAGTAAAACTTAATGCTGTTGTTACGTCATCTGATGCGGTTAATGCAGTAGGGCCTGCTTTTGTTGGCGTTACATCTAGTATTATAGGATTAGCATATCTGCTTAATGTATCTAATAATGACTGCCAGCGAATGTTGCCTCTTGCTCTTCTAACAGAATTATCAACACTTGTTGGTAAAACAGAATAGGAATTGTAATCATACACTTCTACACCTCCACTATCTGTTGCTGTTGAGGTTGTAGAATAACCACTTAAATCCATGGTTACTCTGTAGAAAGTAGGTATTAACCTATCCCCTGTATTTTGAAATCCTGATGCCATATATTAACCTTCTTTGTTCTGTGTATTATTTATCGTAAAAACGTCCACGATTTGCTGGTAGAACTGTAACACCCCTTCTCCATATAACTTCGTGTTTTGCTTTTTACGGTAACTAGTACATCTAGTTCTCTACAATAACCATCTCCATAGGAGTAGGTCGTTAGCACCCTAATGTGTCCTTCTTCTCGGTCGTAAGGCATTGCCCAATCTATTTGCTCACCATTATCTAAATTTTGTAAAGCAATGTAAATTGAGTTAACGTGCTTCTGTTGTGCGGCCTTGCTCATTTTGAAACTATTGTATTTGAACAAGTTTAATCCAACAGCCAGTGTGCTATTGTTTACGTGATAGTTTGTGTTTGCACTAGTTTGACTGCTAACCGGGCGACTATAGTCTGTCGCACAGGCACCTAGTAAACTAGTAAGGATCAGTAACGTAGCGATACGTCCCGTCAAGCATTTGACAAGCATAAGCGAACCTCTTTGTTGGTCTTCCGTTGATGGTTGGCCATACAGCGACCTTACCACAATGCGAAGAAATACCGTTTATTGTTGTAAAGTATCTCTCTTCCAGATCGTCATTACATTCTACAACTGTTTTAGATTCGACGGTTTGTTGTCCGTTTGCGTCCAAAACTATCTGTTGTTTTGTATGACAGTATTGCTCTGGCCTATCCATCACATGGTTAACTTTGCTAGTCGTACCACATGCTGATAAAATCAGGGCTAACGGTAGAATGAGAAGATATCTCATCTTAGTTACCAATGTTTGCTTGAGTGATCAAAGATTCAAACACAGATTTCTCTAACTTAACTCTAATAAAAGTATGATACTCTCCACCTAGTTTATAGGTATATTTTTCATCTTCCAATTGATTGTTAAGTTTAGTTTTGTCAACAATGTGTTCAACATAAGTTCTTGTAGTCTTACCTTGATCCTTAATGTCGATCTTTGTTGATGCTTCTACGTTACTGTGGATTCTTTCTGAGATACCCTTGTAAGCAAATGTCTTTGCTTGGGCAACCGCGGCTTGGTCAGACCAAGATACACCTTTACCACATGCATATACGTAGTCAGTGCCTCCCCAAAAAAGGAAACCACCTTCTGTGTCGATTTGTTTACACTTCGCATACCATTTGGGTTCTGCATAAGTGTCGCGTTCTGCGATAGTAGTAGTTGTACTACACGCACCGAGCATAGATACTAATGCACCTGCTAGTACGATTTTAGTTAATGAGCCTTTCATTGTGCCTCCATTTCGTGTTCGTTTAGTAAGATTTTACTCTTATTGTTTACAGTATAATTGAATAGTAATGTAAAGTCAAGCATCTTCTTGCCAAAAAAATTCAAGTAATACTTGGGTTTATACACGTATCCGTCCAAAATGCAAATTAGTTCCTACGCATTTGGGCAATTTCTGTTGCCTGCTTCTGTCCTGTCTTGTCGTCTTCATCTGCAAAAACAGGAACAAGATTTGATTTATGCATCATTGCAATACCTACTAACTTGCGTTCACCTGTGTACTGCATAGACTCTTTTTTGGTAGCAGGACTAAAACTTGCTTCAGTAGTCAAACTTGGAATGTGTTGTGTTTCTCTAACGAAAGGTCCACTGTAATGCCATGGAGTGTTCATTACTGTTTCGGTTTTTTTCTTTGGTTTATACTGTCCATGAATGTAATCAATGTATTCGTCAATGTTCATCATGTGATCATGCATACCAAGTCTCTTCATTTGTTTATTATGAAGACGCAATTCTTCAGTCCATTTGTTCATCTTGGCTTGTGTGATTTTACGTTTACGTTTTTTGGTATTGATGGTTGTTAAACCTTGAGCCAGATGCATTGTCATCTTAGTTCTCCAATTTTTTGATTGTGGATTCAATAAGGTCGGTATAGATCTTGTTTTCACTCCACTTGTCAAGTGTATGAATTAACACCGTAGGATCTGTTTCGCCGCTATCACGAAGTTTTCTAAAGTCCTCGTAAGCAGGATGTCTGTTAATTATGTCTATCATGTGTTGTACACTTTCGCATTTATTTTTATACACTTTAACACCAAATTGAGCATTGGGCAACTCTTTTGGCTTCATTTGTTCTTCTTTTGGATTCCAAGTTCTTACACCAAATAATGCATTGCCTTCTATAGCAAATCTGCTAGTGCCCCATCCAGACTCAATTCCGGCCATTGCAATGATTAGTTTCTTTGGTATTCTGTGTTTAGGTTGTGTGGTATAGTTGATAAAATCTATGCATTTATCGACTGCCGCAATAAATTCTTCTTTGTTGTTGTATTCAAATGCGGGTTCATGTAAACCTAATGCAAGTGCGTCCTTTACTACCTGGACCTGTATCTTATTTTCTATCTGTGTTTTTACTAGGGGATTTGGGTTGAACGTTCCTGTTAGGAATATTAATCCTGACGCTACTACATACACCAATGCTATCTTAAGCATCTTTACAATCTTTCTTTTTCGTTCAGGCGAAATTATGTTAAAGTCTATATTTTTGCCAGAGGGTGTCCTTAACTTCTTCATAATCCTGCCTTTCTTCTTCGGTTAGTCCTTTAAAAAATTCTTTGACTCTTAGTTCGTCATGAATTTCGATCAATTGTTCTTCTGTCATGTTATCGATGTTTTGCGTCATTGTCCTCCTTTTGTTTAGATTCCCATTCCATTACATGAAACCATCCCATAAAGAATATAACAGTGACAATCATGCCTATTAAAAATAAACCTATGCCTGTACCTACTGTCATTATTCGTGTTCACCTCCGGGATCATTGTCAGGCAATTTTGTGTATTCACCATTTATCCACAAGTGTTGCCTTGCACTTCGCGGTGTATGATAACCTTTACGGAAATTAAAGTTTTTCACCGACTTCAAATCCTCTAAATGTTTTGAATCGCGGAAACCTAAGCGAGTAAGTTCCGTCTTGATTCTTTGTAATAGCATCTGCTCTAACCTCTACCAATTGCCCAATAAGTGAGCTACGACTATTCCAAAAATTATCGCGATCGCTGTCACTAAACCCGCTCCCGCAATTGACTTGGACCATTCTTCCATCGTCTTCTCCAGAGCATACCAATGCTCCAAGGCGTCCTTCGTTTCTTCCTGTTCCTTCTTCGACATCCTTAACCTCCAATGTTACTTCAATAAATGGCTTTGCTTTAAGCCATGCATGAGTTCGTTTGCATTCATAAGGAGCATCAACGTCCTTAATCATAACACCTTCGTATCCGCCTTCTACAGCCGCTTTATTAAGCTCTGTAAAACGTTTTTGTCCTGCAGATGTGCTTAGATCTACATCTTCCCAATCAAGTGCTTGTACGTGCTTTAAAATGCTTTCATTTTCCTGCACCCAATACTTAACAAGTTGGCTTCTACGTTCCTGTGCAACGTCCCAAATACCTTTTTGAAAGTCTGCAAGTGGACACATATCAAATAGATGTAAAACTGCATCGTTATTTTGTACGTTATCCTTTCTATGAACCTGCTTCATAAGGTCTTGGAAGTTAGCACTCATAACCTCACCATCCAATACAAGATCGTAAGGTGCTGGTTTGGTTTTTAATACTTCTTCAATCTCTGCAATGATGTGTCCAAAGTTATGAAACTGTTTTCCGTTACGAGAGAACATCTCAACCTTGCTACCACGTATGATGGTAAGAACTCTAACACCATCTAACTTAATTTCAATCTGTTTACTACCTGTCATCTTCTTTTCATGCTTGGCACTATCATGTGCAAGCGGACAGGTAAACACAGGCACAGTACCAGGCACTACCTTGTTAACTGTTTTTTCACTTACTCCGCAACGTAGATCCTTGATAAGGATACGTCTATACCAATCGTTCCATTGTTCAGTTGTAGCAACTCCCATTGCTAGTTCAATGGCGTCTCGAGCATTGTGTCCTGTTAATTTTCTTGAGGCTAAATCATCTGCTAAAACTTTAAAGTTATTCCAAGTCAGGCCTTGTCCAGTAAGTAGATCCTTACGTTCTGGAACTTGCTTTACACCGAAAGTAACCAGAGGATCAAGAGCCATACGTAATCCGTCAAAGAACTCTGGAAGTCCTTCTTCGTGTGATTTTTGTAGGATTGCTTCTTTGCCCAAGCGACTGTTGTCTGCTTCTAGTGCTCTAATGATTTTGTCTGGTTGTGTTCTCATATTTGCCTCTCTTTGTGCCTTATTAATATCTTAATTATACATGATCTAGATCTAAAGTCAAGTATTTTCTTACCAAAATTTAGCATAAATATTAGCATGGAAACAGAATTAGCAACCAAATTAGCACAGGATATAATGCCTTGGGCAGTATTAATCATAGCCGGTGTTATCGGCTTATGGTTAAAGGAAGTTGTCCAAGATATAGTAGCCAGCATACGTTGGAAGATCAAAAGAGCATTTGAACCAGGTGATGCTGTGTATTTGGATGGCGAACGTGCCATTATAGTATCAATTGGTTATAGAGAAACTGTTTTTGAAATAGATAATGGCCGCGGAAAAGTTTGGCGTTATATCGATAACAAAAGAATACCTTTCGTTCGTTTAGAACGTGTCATTGAAGAACTACCTAAAATCAAAGAATAAAATTGGAGTGAGCGACAGGACTCGAACCTGCATTAAAGGGATTTGCAATCCCTTGCGTAACCGTTCCGCCACGCTCACATAATTGGCATCGGTGCAGGGAGTCGAACCCCGGCTTGCGGTTTTGGAGACCGCCGTGCTACCGTAACACTTCACCGACTTAAACTTTTTACTGTATGTTATCTTTCATCCAACGCCAATATTCACTTGCTGTCATTTTCATTCCTCCATAAAAAAAGCCTGGGTTTTTAGTCCAGGCTTTGTAATGTGTATGAACTTATATCAACACGAACCCGGACTACGATCGTCTAGTAGCCAGCATAGTAGTAAGTTGTTGATTGCGTTGTTCATTTAATTCTCTCTTGTAACTTTATTTATATAGTATACTTCTTTTTGTAGAAAAGTCAACCTTTTAGTAGCCTTGCTTTTTCATAAAGTTGTATAGTATGGTATCCATATCCTGTTGTGATATCTTGCTTACCTCTCTTGCTATTTCTGCGATAAACGAAAGTATTCCATCACCGATGATATCAAATATAATACCTGCCTGTGCAAAGGCTTCGTCAACGGTTTGTAAATTTTCAAATCCAGGAACACTTTGCCATAGTTCAGGATTGTATACAAGTTTATTATCTTTGTCGTATGTCGGTTTAACTCTTCCTTTGTCATCTCGCTTTCCAGGATATGAATATACTTTTCTGAAATTTTCTTGTTGGTATAACATGAGATGCTCAAGTGTTGCGTACTGTGTATCATCAAACCTCTTTTCTGATTGTCGACCTTGTTTTTGGCTATCTGGATGAGCTCCCCAAGCATGGAACGGTTTGGTAAAAGGTCTTTTGCTTATGCCTTTAATGTGTTTAACTATTTGTCTAGTTCCACCTGCACATGCCAGTCCTCTGTGTCCAAGTTCGTGTCGCATTACACTATATCTTTTAGCAATGGAGTATTGTTCGACACATGCCTTGGATAAACTTATTTCATGTGTTAATGGATTAAACAATCCACTCGGAACAGACTTTTCTCCATCTGCATTATCCATTACGTTAAATGCGTGTTGCACTTGTTTGCTTTGTAAAACCTGTTTTACGGTATCTCCGTTTGTAAGAACTCCTAACAAATAAACAGGGTGTAACTGTGGTTGGTCATCATGTTCCCAGGAATGATTTATTAGGTTAAAAATAAGATCATCAGTTGATATTCTAAGTTCGCCAACATCGGTGCTTGCCTTAACAAGATAAGGCTTCATTAATAATTTTTGTATTTTCTTACCGCTTGGTGGATTTCTTAAGAGTTCGTTTATACGCATAAACATATTTATGCATATAATGGAGCGGGTGATCAGGATCGAACTGACGACCTATTCGTTGGCAACGAATCGCTCTACCACTGAGCTACACCCGCAACTGGCGGTCTGTAAGGGACTCGAACCCTCAGCCTCCCGCGTGACAGGCGGGTGCTCTAACCAATTGAGCTAACAGACCAATACTATGCAGAATACTTCTTCCAAGCATTATGCAATATGTAAAACCAAACACCATTTATGATTGGTTCAACTACTGCATCAATGGCCGCTAATTTTAAATCAGCGCCAGTGATAAAATTATTACATACCATTGCAATAATGATATGACCTATTGTATAAACTACTGCAAGAACTAAACTGTTGCCGCCTAGTATTTTCTTGAGTAGGTTATATATTCCGTATCTAAATTCACTCATTGTTTGTTGGAGCGGGTAAGGAGAATCGAACTCCTAGCATCAGATTGGAAATCTGAGGTATTACCATTATACGATACCCGCTCATATTTTATACTTATTGTCAAAGAACTCCTTGACTAGTTTTTTTGAAAGAACGAAAAGATCTGTTCTTTGTTCCTAGCGAACTGAGCCTTACCTTCTTCCCAACCTTCTTTTTGAAACTGTTTTGTTTCTTCCCATTCGTTGGTTGCCCAGTTACCTATTACTTCAGGTCTCTCATTTAACCAAGTTCCAAACGAATTTATTTTTGTTTGTAACTGTATGCTTATAGGTTTCTTTTGTGGTAACACTTCTTCTGCTTGTGTTTGTGTTGTTACCAATAGTACAAATAGAATAGTTATTGCTATTACTATCGATGTTATTGTTTTTGCTCTCATGCCTTTCCTTTTGTTAGTTTTTGGCCTGCTCGGGAGGATTCGAACCTCCGACCTCCGGTTCCGCAAACCGACGTTCTATCCAACTGAACTACGAGCAGATATCTATATACTATAAAATTTTTTGGTAAATGTCAACCACAAAAAAAGAGCGACTGTAAAAAGCCGCTCTTTCTTTAACTAATTTTGGCGAAGTATTAGTTTGCTTCTACTAAACCTTGAGCCATTGCTTTGTAACCAGCGGCTACAACTGCTCTTGATGCAGTACCTAGTCTGTACTTCTTGTACACTCTACCTTTGCTGTCTTTCACAGTGTTTAGGTAAATTGGAAAACCAGCAAATCTTAATGCTTGGATTACTGCTTGTGGGTTTCCCGCACCGAATCTTGCTTTGATCTGTGCTGAAGTTAGTTCGCTACCGTTCTTTAATGATTCTAGAACTTTGCCTTGAATAGTGCTTGTGTTCATTAGTTTCTCCTGTTAATGATATTTACGATTGTGTTACAACGTAACAACTGTTATACTATACTAGAAAAAGCAAACAAAGTCAAACACTTATTCTGCCAAAATATTTTGAGTGGGCCCGTCCTGTTGCCCGGTGGTGCCCATACCGCGAAGCAAGCGGGTTATTAAGCCGCTAATAATTCATCAGATGTAACATCTAATGAAGTAAATGCTTCAGGTGTAAATGATGATTTGCCATTTACGAGTTTTGCTTGATTTACGGTCATCGCCTACCGGTAACTCCACGTTCTCTCTTACGCCTGTCGATCCTATTTCGACCCCATCATAAGCACACCAATTTCCTTCATCTAGGACCATGATGTGCTTATGGTGGAGTCGCCGGGTACCGCCCCCGGGTCCAGTTCGTCGTTGATTGGCTTCAACGTTACAAGTATATTTATAGCACCTTTTCAACTTAATGTCAAGTATAAATACCATTAAAAACCTTTAACCGAAAGGATTTATGGCTAAGCAAAAATTTGGTGTAACGGCTATCAGAGAGCCTAGTAAGCCAGGTAAGACAAGCATAAGCACAAGAAAACGTTCAGTGAAAAAGTCTAGTATGAACAAGCACAAGAAACGTTCTTGGAAGGCTTACAATGGTCAAGGCAGATAAGTTTAACTTTGGGCAGAAACATTATCCATAAGATCATCAAAACTTAGAGCCTGTAGATCTGGATGTAGGAAAAATCCTTCGTCAAGATAACCTTCACTAAAATCAACTTCAGATTCTTCTATTCCTAAATGATGTAACACTTCTCGTTGTGTTATCGGATGATCTCTCAATGCCGCTCCCCAAAGCATTGCCATTACCATACAATTGGTAACCGTGTGTGGATCTTCAATGTGCATATCCTCGCACCATATTTCTGCTTTGAGCTTTGCCCACTGTAAATTATTAACAATATCTGCTATGCTGGTTAGATACTTACGTGATTCGTTATCCAAGACATGGTCCTCTTCTTGTCTATAATATTATTTATCAGTGGGGATTTAATAGAAAAGGGTGAAGCGGCGCACGAATGCGCCACTCCAAAGTATTTTTACATACTGTTTTTCTTGTCCTGGATTTCCTTACGTCTTTCTTTTGTAAGTTTACCCAAGTCATTAAGAGCCGCTCTAGCTCTTGTTGCCGCGGCTTTTACACCCTTCTCGTCAAAGGTCTGTGCCTCTGCAAGATAGGCTTCAAATGCCGATTTGATTTTCTCATGTAACGTCATGTTATCTCCTTATGATATATCATAATTCTCTAGAATATATTCTAGATTATCTATATTTTAGTGCCAATTTTGTTGAAAGTCAATAAGATATTTGCTCGTTTTATCCGCCAGCAAATACATTTGGTGATCCTGCCGCAACACTTGTGCATCCTGAAATGGCATCGCCGATTCTTCCCGTGCCAAGGTTGTTTGTAAACACTGTTGTAGATCCTACAGCAATTGGTGCTTGGTGTGAAGGACAAGGTGAGCCTGGTAATAGATGTCCTGTATTAACATCGCTTTGACGACTTACAGGAATGTTGTTTGCAAATACATTTGGTGAGCCTACTGCTCTAGTCATCCCTGAGCAATGTGCTACATCTGCATCGCCTATTCTAGTTACTGCTGGCATTTTTTCTCTCCCTACTCATCAACTGTTTTAATTTATCATTTAAAGTTTCTAACCACTCATGCTGTTCGTCAGTGTGCGGTGGTTCCGGAATTTCCGGAGCGAACTCAATTAGGTAATCAAACTCGCTAGGAATGTCTTCAAACTTATTATATGTTTGTAGTTCTCCATTATTCTTAACTACAAACTTGTCCATGTTATGCCTTTACTGCTTCGGCTAATCCCGCTGGTGCTGTTACAATGCTTGATGTCTGATCACTGTATGCCTTGGCAAATGCCTGTATGGTCTTGTTTACAGTTAATACTGAATCTGAAGCAATCTCTACTGCTGTTGTAGGATCGACAGTCATTAGCCATTGTTGTAGTCCCATACCTTGTTGGGTCATAATAAGTGTCATTGGCTTTGAGATCTTAATTGTTTGATTGGTCTCTTCAACTAGTTTTCCAACAATCTCTTCGCCTGTCTTTAGTTTTACGGAAATAATATCTCCGTTTTTATATGGTGTTTCGATTAGCATTATAGTGTGTGTCCTGTTCCTGTGTATCCTGTGTCATCAAGATACTGTGTAAATTGATCGTATCCTCCGATTTTCTTGCCGCCGATAACAATCTGTGGTACAGTTCTAGCATTAGGAAACTGTTCCATTAGTTCTTCTCTAGTGTAATCTGTGCCTAATGACTTGTATGTGTATTTGAATCCTCGTGACTCGCAAAGATTTTTTGCCTTGTCACAGAATGGACACTGAGGTTTGCCGTATATTTCTATCATAATTTGAATCCTTTAAGTGCATCCTTGTCGACATCTTGTTTGATGCCTCCAATGATATAAGACTCTACTTCAGTTTCCTGTGGTGCAACCTGCACACCGCTTGAACTTAACCAATGTTGTGTCCAAGGTAGAGGGTTAGTATTTACAGGTGCGTCAAAGATGGTGTCATAACCAAGTGCTTTCAAACGTCTGTTTGCAATGTACTCCACATATCTATGAAGTAGTTGTTCGTTTAAACCAATGATTGAACCGTCTTTGAACAAGTACTTTGCCCACGCCTTTTCTTCGTCTACAGATTTCTTCCACATTTCGTAGACTTCTTCTTCACACTCTTTGGCAATAGATACCATCTCTGGATCGTCCTTGCCACTTGCCCAATTCTTAATGATGTGTGTGCTTAGTGCTAGGTGTTGTGCTTCGTCACGTGCAATTAGTGAAATGATCTTAGCACTACCTTCCATCATTTTTAATTCTCCAAATGCAAACGTACATGCAAAACTTACGTAGAAACGAAGTCCTTCAAGAATGTTTACATTCATCATTGCTAAGAACATCTTTTTCTTAACATCACGAAGTGTTCCTTTCTTCTGGAAAAAGAACTTATCAGATGCTTCATTAAAAGCATCATAGTTCTTTGTTACCGAAACTGCTCTTTCAATGATCTTGTCATCATCTAAGATTGTGTCAAACACTTCAGTTGGATCTGGATACACGTTCTTCATGATATGTGTATATGAACGTGAGTGAATAGTTTCAAAAAAGTCCCATGTAACAATACAACCTTCTAGTTCAGGAATGCTCACGTGAGGTAAGAAACTTAAACATGGTCCGCGTCCTTGTACACTATCGAGGAGTGTTTGATACTTTAGATTAGCAGTAAAGATGTGCTTCTGCTCAGGGCGGAAGTTAGCATAGTCTGCTCTGTCCTTTTGTAAACTTACTTCTTCTGGACGCCAGAAGTAACCTAACATAGTTTGATTTAGTTTATCAAACACAGGATAACGAAAAACGTCATACCTCTGTGTATTTTGATCTTCTCCAAAAAACATAGGTTGTTTTGTGAAGTCTACCTTCTCTCGATTAAAAACAGTTTTTGACATTTTATATCTCTCTTTTTCCTACTACATTGTTATATGCTTTTCCGTCAAGGAAAGCGTTTCCTGTTATTACGTTTGGTTCTCTTACAAATCTAAAAGAAGCATTTCTAGTACCCCATGATAAACATCTCTTATCGCTATCATAATCAAATTCTTCTACAGGTTGATTGTTCCAATTGACACCTTGATTGTCAACTACTAACATTCCTAATTCTTGTTTAGTGCCCTCATCGATGATGGTCCATACACCGTTAAGATCTTGTACTGACATTTATCCCTCCTATATTTCACAAGCCTCGCAATTGGCCTGGTCGTCTTCCATTGGTTGTGCTGATAACGGGTTTGATGATTCCTCTTTTGCTTCAACTATATCGTCATCGGTTTTGTAATCGTAAGTGTTTTGATAGTATGATGTTTTCCAACCTAACTTGTAAGTTGTTAGTAGATCTCTCATCATCACGCTCATTGGCACTTCGTTGTTTTCAAATTGTGTTGGATTATATGACCAGTTACCACTTATGGCTTGGTCAAAGAACTTCTGCATTGAGGCTACGATGTTGATGTAACCTTCGTTGCTTGGCATATCCCAAAGCAATGTATAATGGTTCTTTAGTGTTTGATACTGTGGAACAACCTGTTTAAGAGGCCCTTTCTTGGACTTCTTAATGGACAAGTATCCTCTAGGTGGTTCGATTCCGTTTGTTGCGTTCGACACAACGGAACTGCTCTCTGATGGCATCTGTGCGGACAGCGTTGAGTGCCGTAGTCCGTGTTTCTTGATGTCACTTCTAAGAGTCTTCCAATCATAATTCAACTCATGTGCTACTACTTCGTCTAGATCTTTTTTATATGTATCAATAGGAAGTATACCGTCACTATATTTAGTGCGGTTAAAATATTCACATGCTCCTCTTTCTTTTGCTAGTTCATTGCTAGCCTTTAGTAGATAATATTGGAATGCTTCGCTAAGTCTGTGTACATATTTCCATGCATCTGGATCCTCGTACTTTACCTTGTGCTTGGCTAGGTAATGTGCTAATCCAATATAACCAACTCCAAGAGAGCGTCTTGCCTTTGTGCTAATCTCGGCGGCCTGTACTGGATACTTTTGATAATCGATAATTTCTTCCAAACCTCTTACTGCTAGATCACAAAGGTCTTCTAGATCCTCATAGTCTTTTATTAGTCCTACGTTAATTGCACTAAGAATACACAATGCAATTTCACCTTCTTGGTCATCAATATGATTTAATGGCTTGGTAGGTAATGTAATCTCTTGGCACAGGTTACTCATGTACACCGTGTCTTTGAATGAACTGTGTGTGTTAGCATGATCAACGTTCATGATATAGATACGTCCTGTTTCTGCACGTTCCTTAATTAGAGCAGAAAATAATTCCATTGCTGGAATGGTCTTTTTGCGTATTGA